GCCTCGCCACGGCATCCCGATCGCGCGCGTCTACTACGCGTGTCGTGAGCACGACCGCGGGAGCATCGACGCGGCGCTGCTCGGGCTGTGCGCGGAGGGCGTGCTGATCCGTGTCAACGGCTGTCTGCACCGGCCCGCGCATCGGCTCGCGCTGCGGTGCTCTCGCTGTCACGAGTCGCGGCACATGGACGAGATGCTGGAGCGTGGCGTGTGCATCCGCTGCGCGAGCGACGAGAGCGCGGGACGAACAGCAACCATCACGCATCGCACCTGTCCGATGTGCGAGCGTCAGATGACCATCGAGCAGTACGGGCAGGGCAGCTATTGCCCGCCATGCAACCGGACCAAGCAGCGCGAGTGGCGAGAGAAGCACACAGCACGCAAGGCGGCCGAATACGCGGCCCGTGCAGCCCGCTATCGGGCGGAAGGCAAGACCGCGCGCGGTGCGGTGCGCGTGAGAATTCGATTCGGGATGGCGTTCGATGAGCGAGATCGACCCTGACGATGCCGTAGCGCTCGGCACGGTGCTTGCCGTGGTGCTGATCGTCGCAGTGATTGCTGTGCTGTCGTTCGTGGCGGGGAGGTTGTCGTAGTGGGGCGGCGCAAAAAGCTCTCGCCTGACCAGGTCCGCGATCTGGTCGAGAAGATCGACCGTCGGCGCCAGTGGACGAACAAGCGGCTGGCGCACGAGCTCGGCATCAGCGAGACGACGCTGGTCAACGCGTACCGCCGCGGCAAGGGCTGGAGATCCGGGAGGGATGCGAATGCTGACGCTGGGAATTGATCCGGGGCTCTCGGGCGCACGGGCGGCGGGCTGATGACTGGTGCACGATCCAGATCATGGGGCGTCGAGACAAAGCGGACTCGACCCAGCGAGGCGCGCAGCAACGGCGTGAGTCGTTGCGGCGGTCTGCGCGCCCTGCTGTGCGCGGCGCACGGCGTGGTGCACGATCCACCGCGCCGTGTGTGCCCGCTATGTCACGCCACACAGAGGACGGACGCATGAGGCCAGCACACACGCGCCACCGCAAGGACGGCAATCACGTGGAGATCCTGGATGCGCTCATGGCCGTCGGCGCCACCGTACACGAGTCGGATTGGGTGGACCTGATCGCGGGCTATCGTGGGCGCACGTATCTGATCGAGGTCAAGACCGCGCGCGGCGGATTGCGCCCCTCACAGCGCACCCTGCGGGACACATGGCGCGGGCAGTACGCGATCGTCCGCACCGCGGACGAGGCGCTAAAGGCGATAGGGGCGTCGGTGCGATAAATGGCATTGCTCGCAAAAAAAAAGCACCGCGGGGACCCGCGTAATCTCGCGCAGCGCCGTCGCGAGGAAAAACAGGACGCCGCGCGAGGTATGCTCCAGGCAATGGGCCTCGTGCGCGGGATCATGGGTGTGATAGAGGCCGCAGACGACGCGCCGCCGGAGAAAATCCCCGCGCTGCGACTGAAATTCGACGGCTACCGGGCGTTGCTCGCCAAGGTGCTGCCCGACCTCAAGGCGATCGAGGTCACGGGCGACACGGGTCCGCCACGCGTCGTGATCGTGCCGGTGGCATCTCTGAGTGCGGCAGAGTGGGCGGCGCAGGTGCGGCAGGAGCGCGAGCAGGGCTTGCTGCCGGGCGTGGTGATCGAGCAGCCGAAGGATGGCTGACGTCGGCTGGCGCCCGCAGCCCGGGCCTCAGACGCGGCTGCTCACGTGTCCCGTGTTCGAGGTGTTTTATGGCGGCGCGCGCGGCGGCGGCAAGACGGACGGCGCGCTCGGCGACTGGCTCTCGCATCAACAGCAGTGGGGCGAGCACGCGTCCGGGTTGATGGTGCGCCGACAGCGTACTGAGCTGCGCGACACGATCGAGCGCAGTCGCGCGATGTTCGGGCAGGTCGGCGCGAAATTCGGCGAGCAGGACAAGAGCTGGCGATTCCCAAACGGCGCGCGCTTCGTATTCGCCTACCTCGAGAACGACAGCGACGCTGAGGCATACCAGGGCCACAGCTACACCCGCGTCTACATCGAGGAATTGACGAACTTCCCCGATCCGAAGCCCGTGATGAAGCTGATGGCGACGCTGCGCTCCGGTGCCGGCGTGCCGTGCGGCTTCCGGGCGACGGCCAACCCCGGAGGGACGGGCCATACGTGGGTCAAGGCGCGTTACATCGATCCCGCCCCGCGCGGGTGGGTTCGCATCACAGATCCGGCGTCGGGTCTGGAGCGCATTTTCATTCCTTCGCGTGTCACGGACAACCGTCATCTGGACGAGGGATACATTTCCCGCCTCCGCGCGAGTGGTAGTGAAGCTCTGGTCAAGGCATGGCTGGACGGCGATTGGTCCGTAATCGAGGGCGCGTTCTTTGACTGCTTCTCCGCTGCCCGTCACGTCCTTGAACCGTTCCAGCTACCGGATGACTGGCTGCGCTTTCGATCCGGCGACTGGGGAAGCGCGCGTCCATTTTCGATTGGTTGGTGGGCCGTCGTGGGCGATGACACTCCGCTCGGAGGAGGTCGAGTGCTTCCTCGGGGCGCTATGGTCCGCTATCGAGAGTGGTACGGCGCAAGTGCGCCAAACGTCGGCCTCCGCCTCACCGCCGAGGAAGTTGCCGAGGGCATCAAGGAGCGCGAGCGGGGCGACAAAGTCAGCTACGGCGTCCTAGACCCTGCGGCCTTCGCCGTGGACGGTGGCCCGTCGATCGCCGAGCGGATGATGCGCGCCGGCGTGGCGTGGCGTCCGGCCGACAACAAGCGCGTCGCCAAGCTGGGCGCGCTGTCGGGCTGGGACCAGATGCGCCAGCGCCTGAAGGGCGACCACGAAGACCGCCCGATGCTGTACGTGTTCGACACGTGCAAGGACTTCATTCGCACGGTTCCGAGCCTGCAGCACGACCCGGATCATCCGGAAGACCTGGACACGGACGGCGAGGACCACGTCGCGGACGAGGCCCGTTACGGGTGCATGTCGCGCCCGTGGGTGCGGAAGATCCCCGAGGACGTGCCGCCGGAAGAGCCGCATTGGACGGCGCAGGGCGGGCTTCGGGGGCCGACGATCAAGCACTTCAACGATCTGCATAAGCGTCGGCGCGATCCGTACGCATGAACTGCCGCTGATGTGTGGTTGCCAGTAGTCGCAACGGTGAAGGCTATCTGAGCCGTCCCGGGAGCCGTTGCAGAAACGCTGGATCTCTGCCTTCAGCGCTTACCCCGTCCCGCAAGGGTGAAGTCGGCAATATCCGCGCAAGCGGCGGGGCCTTACTTTTCAGCGAGAACCAATGGCCGATACAACCCCCACCACGCAGTATGAGAGCCCGAAAGAAGCTCTCAAGATCGGTGGGAAGGACGCCGGCTATTGGCAGATGTGGATGGGCGCCCTCGACGCGCGTTCGAAGGGGGCCGAAGGCGACTGGCGCAAGTTGGGCGACGATGTCATCCGCGTCTACCGCAGCCAGCGCGAGCAGGGCAGCGCCGACCGCACGCCGACGAAGCAGACCGCGTTCAACGTCCTCTACAGCAACACCGAGACGCTTCTCCCGGCGCTCTACAACTCGTTGCCCATCCCCGACATCCGCCGCCGGTTCGGTGACCCTGGAAAGCCGGGCAAGGCTGTGGCGCAGATGCTGGAGCGGGCGCTGTCCTACAGCCTCGACCGTTACGATTTCCAGTCCGAAATCCGTGCCGCCATTTTCGATGCTGCCGTCCCTGGGCGCGGCGGTGCGCGCGTCCGCCTGATCCCGAAGATCGAGGGCGGCGAGGACGAGGAAGACGAGGACGGGCTTGAGACGCCCGAACAGGAGAGCGACGAGCACGCGGACATGAAGTCGCCGCCCGAAAAGGGCGAAAACGTCATCGGCCACGACGTGCGGATGGAATACTACCACTGGAAGAACTTCCGGCAGGGGCCGGGTCTGACGTGGTCGGACGTGCCGTGGATTGCCTTCGAGCACTTCATGTCGCGCGAGCAACTGGAAGACCTTCTCGATGGCCAGAAGGGCGCGCCTCCGGTCGAGGATATCCCGCTCAACTGGGACGCGGACGGAGCGCGCAGCGAGACGAAGCCGGATCAGGCCAACGCCGGGCGCTCGCCGGACGGGGACATTTTCAAGCGCGCCCACGTCTGGGAAATCTGGGACAAGAAGAACCGGCTCATCATCTGGCTGTGCTCGGACTACCCGTGGAAGGTGCTCTGCCGGATCAAAGATCCGCTGAAGCTGGAGGGGTTCTTCCCGATCCCGCGTCCGCTGGTGTTCATCGAGACGCCCGGCGACATGACGCCCGTGCCGCCC